CCATGTCAGTACTGTGAAGAATGTGCATCAGATTGTCCCGGAAATCGTAGGAAGTGAGATAGATTTCACCCGTATTAATCCCCCTCTCAATGGATGTGACCTTTATGCTGTCGAACGTGCAGACAATGTATGATTCATATCCCGACTGCTCACTTCTATACAGAGTACTTGTCAGGGTATCCTGATCAAAATCAATCATAAATACCTGATTCAGCGTAAAGCCTGATTGGATGATCTCAAAGAAACCGAAGTACAATGCACTTACGGTAAAATATTGCCCAAAATCTTGCACAAGCACCAATTCATTGCCATTAATCTGATCATAATAATGCAAGTAACACAATCCCGGACATGCAATAGACAATAGCTCTCCGTTCAATAATGCTGATAAACTTGTGCTGGTTAGTTCCAATGTCCTTCCACAATCCGGAGAATAGGCTATCCCATAGGAGATAGTATTATCCTCCACCCAATAAAAACTATTGGTATAAAACTCACCGGGATAAGCACCTCCAATGATATTGTTGCATAACCCCGAAGAGATTGAACCCAATAATATTATCAGATATAAATAGCGCATCAATATTTTCATCGGATCATTACGGCTTTGCCCGTCTCCTCTCTGCCACAAGCTTTCAGTTTATAGAAGTATATTCCCGAAGCCACACTTGAACCGCTCTCATTTTTCCCATCCCACACAATGGAATTCATTCCTTTGTTCAGCGACTGTGAATGTACCTTTTTCGCAAGTTGACCCTTAATATTATATATTGAGAGCTCGGGTATATCCTTGGCGGGTAGCACAAAAGAGAAATTTACACTGCTCTTGAATGGATTTGGATATACAGATTGAATTAAGGGTGAAGAAACATTAGTGTCTATATTTTGTAGATCAGGCTTACCCATAATGGTGGTCAAAAGAAGATCACGTTCCTGAATATATGCCTCAAATGAAGCTGGTTTGAGTTGAGCATAACTGCCAATATAGTTTAGCTTGGGATTATTTTCTTCCATCAAAATATATGTATAACCAAGGTCAATTACCGCATAGATCGAATCTGTATAGGAGAGAGAATTATTCAATATATGCTCGTATTCTTGAATTGCTTCCGGGTAGTTCTTGTCCATAACACTACATAGAATACTGTATTTTTTGGACACTTTTTTTAATTCTTCATAAGTGTTCATCATGTCATTGGATTGAGTTAAGTTTATATGAAGTTGGTCGTCTCCGCTCCTAAAAGCAACCCAGGATGCCATTAAAATGGCATTGGCGAAAATAAATAGCATCACTAACATGAACTTTTTTATAATAACCTCTATTTTTAATTTTATTTATATTATCATGTAATGCTAAAATTAGATTTTCATGCACCCATATATATGTCAAGAAAAAATATCAAATTGTTCAAACGAATGCATTGTTTCTGGTTATAATCCGACAAATGATTTGATACTTTCGTCAAGAGTTTTGATAAATATATAAAAATATATCAAAACAACTGTCAAAAAGACAAGGGGTTTGATAATATTTCCCTATGTTCTAATAATTTTCTTTTCACCTTTTGCTACTGCTTTAGCTAATTCTCTACTGTCACACTTTAGGGTAACTTCTATGGTAGGGATTACAGTTCTTTCATTTTGGACTACTCCACCTGTATTATAACCTATATTATTAACTTTAGGAATAGCTGGTATATTAATAGAATTAATAATATTTCTGATATTTTCTATTTTACCAAAGTTTAATGCATCAAGGAAGGGCACACCAATTTTCTTGACTCTATCAGCTGATATAATATATTCCTGGTCTGATAAGGCTACAAGATTGGAATCTGATGTCGTAGTCCCGATTCCTCTAAATAATCCACCATAAGCAAATTTTTGTGCTGCTATCTCAGCAACCTGAGCCATTCCTAATGTACCAATAGTAACAGCAAAAATAGGAGCTAACCAAGCAGGTTTAATGGTTAATGCATTGGTTATTCCTTCATATGTATTCATCAGGGCAGAAGATATTTGCATTTTTTGTTCAATTTTCTTCATTTTCTTATATTTCTTTTCATATTCGTTTTGAATTTTTTCTTTTTCTTTTTCTAACCAGGCATCAGATTTATGTTCTTTTTTTGCTCGTTCTTCAATCTTTTTTAGCTCATCATCTCTATCTGAATCCAGTTTGGCATACATACTAGACCAGATAGATAGAATTTGATTACTTACTGTTTTATATTGGTCAATTATTTTATCCTGGTCTTCGTTAGCGATGCCTATAAAATTCAATAAGATATTACCCTTCTTTTTGAATTCTTCTCTCTCTTGATCAAGCTCAGTAATCAATCTTTTCTGAAGAATTTTTTTCTGTTCCTCAGATATTTGCATAGCATTCACATCATTTATTATTTGGTTCTTTTTCCATTCATAATAATCTTCATCATAAAACTTCATCTGATTATAATATTCCATTATATCACTATTGATTACCGATTGTGCCTTTTCAGCTCTTTTCTCTAATATTTTTAATTGTTCCTTTTCTTCTTCAGTAATAATACCATCTGCTTCCACTATTGCCTTCAATGCATTATAATATTCCCAGGATTTCTTCACTATTTCATCATATGTTACCATCCCCAATTGCTGAAGTTCCTCTAAATTGCTAATCTCGCTCTGATATTGTTCCATAAATATTTTTATATCTTTATTAGAATATTTTTCTCTCTCTTTATTTAATGCTTCCATCTGTTCTTTTAGCCAATTTCCACTAGCTTCAATAGAACCAAAATTCTCAATAGCTTCTTTTTCTATCTGATTTTTTTTCCATTCATAATAATCTTCATCATAAAACTTAACCTTTTCATAATATGATTTTTCTATTTCCTCTCTTTGTTTTGCATATTTATTCTGTATTTCAACTATCTCTCTATTCTTTTTTTCCTGCAAATCCTTCTCGTCTTTAGAGCCCTTTTTAACCTTTTTAAATTTATCTTCATATTCCTTCTCTAATAATTTGATTTCCTTTTTTTCTTCATCAAAATTCACACTCCTCGCTATTCTATAATTTTCTATTTCCTCCCTTAAAGCTTCATAATCGCTTTTTATATTTTTTAATCCTGATTCTTCTTCAGTTTTTGTTTCTAACCCATTTCCTTCTTCAATTGGTGGTAAAGGGAATAAATTCTGTAAATTATTAGCCATCTCATTATAAAGTTTAATTTGCCCTTCATATTCATTTTTCATCTTTTTTAATTTAGGTTCTAATTTAGAGATCTGCTTAAGAATATCTTTTTTTGATAATGGTTGTTCTTCTCCCGGAACATATATTTTCGTTGATACTGCTTCTGCATATTGTCTATCAAGTGGTTTTTTACTTTCTTTTTCTTCTAATATTTTTAATTGTGCTTTTAATGTCTTTAATTTATCATCCATCTTTGCCATATCAGAACCTAATTTAACCATATCTTTCTTATTCTCTTCAAGTACAGCCATTCTTATTTGATAATTAATATAATTCTGAAGATTTACTCTTGCCTTACCTATCGCTTTTTCAATACTATGCCAGTTATCCTTTTCTAAATTTAATCCTTTAAAATAATTCGGATAATTTCTCATTAAGGTATTTATAGTCTCTTTATATTTTTTATTTTCTTCATCAGTCTTATGTGTAATTTTATGTAATTCCTCATAAGTTAATATCAATTTTTCAAATTCCACTCTCTGCTCCAATATCACCTTCTTTTGAGACTCCAATCCATCTTTTGCTCCAGCTATCCTGTCAATCAATGGTTTTAATATATCCACTGTTTTGCTTAATATCGGGACTATTCCACCTGCTAACATCTCCTGCAGTTCTCCCCAACTATTTTTCAATTGTTCTAATTTTCCCGTTGATGATTTGGCTCTTTCTTCTGATATTGAAAAATAGCTGGCTCCTATTTGCAATACTTGATTAAATTTCTCTTCCTGACTTGCAGTCTCATCCAGAACTATCCCATATCGTCCCAGCATTGCTGTATTACCTGCTGCCGCTTTACCTACCAACATCATCGCTGTATTAAGGTCCATTCCAAAAGCATCTGCTAATCCCATCGCTGCCTTAGTTGCCTGCTCCAAAGTCTCCACACTTGAAAATTTGGCTATATTTTGCATAGTGGACATAGCATTTTTTATCATTTCATCATCATATATTGTTACATTCATTAATTCATCTGCATAACTAGATAAATTTCTTGCATTATTCTCCACTTCCAGGCCTGTAGCTCTCAATGCTGATTGTAATGCAATATCTGCAGACTCAGCTTCTTGTGCGGTCCGGATAAAATTGCCAATAGTCCTATTTAGGACATCGTAAACTTCCTTGGCACCATGAATAGCTAATCCCGCTTTTGTGGCAAATAATCGCACTTTTTCAAAAGATCCCGCTAATAAATTATTCGCCTTCCCGCCTTCCTCTATTTTCTGTATATCTATATCTACCGGTATCTTCTGCTCTTTCGCTATTTCCTGAATTATCTTTTCCAGTTCTTCTTTACCTTTTATATCCAGCGTTATGACAAATTTTGTATCTGCCATCTTAATTACTCCTTCTTTTAAAAATCATATCTATAATCGCTTTGAAATACTCATAATGATTATTGATACCAAAGAATGGCAATATCGGGTAAAATAAATTAACATTCTCCCTTAAATCCCCATAAATGGACATATTTGCTGACTCTTTTCCTCAATCCATAATCTTGCCAATTCCATCCCCTCATCTATCTCTATATCATTCGGATTAATCCCTATCCGGCTGATTATATATCTTAACCTCATAAATGGGTTTCCACTTTGTTCTCCTTCTTCTCCTCCTGAACCGTATCTGATTCTGTCGCTGATACGGTTATAGCGTATAAAAAAGGGATCACCACCTCCATACATTCCTTTAACTCACAATCTCCCCATAGTTTATTACCTTTATCTTCATTCTTCTCTGTTCCTGTTATTATCTCACATATTTCCGCTAATTTCCCACTTTTTAATAATGCCCCACATAATCCACTATAACTTAAATCCTTTATCTTACTATATTCACCTGTCAAAATCCCCTCAATTCCTGCTTCCGCAAAAAAGGGATAAACTCTACTTAGTGTCGTTATATCTGTTTTTACTTTCATTTATTCTCCTTATTTCCTTATAATTTCTCCATTATCTATCTTTAACTTTTCAACCATCCTATCCGCTAAATAATTCATTAAAGAATCTGAAATTAAATTTACATCCAGACTTATTGGTTGGGTTAAAGTCATTGAATTAGCAATTCTCCCATTCAATGCTATTGTATCTATCCTGCTATGGACAAACTGATAATTTCCCTTGGTTAACGGTATATCATAGGTAAATATCGGATCTGCTGCATACATATTTATAAGCCCTTCTTCATTACCAATTATTTTCGTATCAGAATTATCATTAAATAATAATCTCAATGCACATACCGTTCCATAGGCTATATCTGAGGGTTTATCTGCTGTAATATAAATTATATTCCCCAGTATTGACATGCTCATATTTTCAACTTTCCAAGGATGGCTATTTATTATATCCCACCATCCAGGATTTATTATATGATAATGTCCGGTCTCAGATAATGCCGATTCGTTCTCTATATTCCGATATTGCACAACACAATGTAGATATTTATTTATCCATTCTTCTTCTTGATATATGTATATATTATTTATTACCGAACCCTCTGCAAAAACAGTGACTGAACTGGATGCACGAGGAATCCCATTCTGTATGGTTATAGTTGTGTTTGGATTCTGATCAATACACCAGTAAAATATATAAAATCCTCCTTTGGGAACATTGATTGCTATGGTTGATACACGATACATTAAGCCTTTATCCTGAATTGTCGGTATTGATGGAGATATTCCCTCCAATCCCATAATCATATGTTTGATTTGTTCATAATTGATAACATCTCCTGAACTTGTCCCATTTGCTACATTTATGATTTTTTTATAATTAGCATCCAGATTATTGCTCAACTTCAATTTATTATCTTCTAAAGAAAATGCTCCATTAGCACTCATTAATATATTCATTAATTTTTGAACAGTCCCCTTTTTCGTTACATAACTATCACTAGCGTCAGCTAATAATAATAAATCTTCAAGTGCTATGGTTCCAATTGCATTTAGTCCTTGTAATGTGCTGTCATTATCTGCCATCTCGCCTCCTAATTAAAACTTACTTCATTATTTATATTTATATTATCCATTGATTTAGATATAATCAATCTATTTCCTGCTGAACTTAATAACAAATAATGTTCTTCATCCAACATCAAAAAACCCGGTAGGTTCACAATCAATGGTATCATACTCATTAATTCTTCAGATTCAAAAACTAAATCTATCGTTTGTCCCGCATTTAAATTTGTTATTTCCTGATATTTAATATTATCTTTAATATGCATCCAAATACATAAGGTCGCTCCACTGGAAAATCTGGGCTGAACAAGAATTGGGACATTCTCACTTTTTGATGTATTTATAATATTTAAAAGCTGAAGATGCTTCTGATAATCTTGCCCCATAATATTATATAAATGCAGTTTTACTTCTACTCTAAAACCCTTAAATTTATTTATCAATCTTCCCGATAAAGTTTTATAATTCTCTTCTTCTGGAATGAAAGTTACTTCTCCCGCACTATTTTCTTCTCCAAATTGTATAGATAAGTCTCCTAAGCTTATCCTCGGTGCTCCATAACTGAATATCGGATACATTATATAAACCTGAATTCCAGCGTCTTATTTCCTTCTGCCCAATCTAAAGATAAAGCCAGTGCCCAGAACTGGTCTCCATGATGCTCATCACTTTCCGCTTCATAACTGAAATTATTTGTTCTATTCGCTGTCCTTTTAATGGATAATATATGGCTGATAAGCATCGGATCATTTGGTATCCTAACCTTCTTCTCTTCCATCATTATCCTTACTTTTTTCGCCATCCGCTCCTTTACTGCCGGAGCAAACTGGACTCCTCGCACTTTAGTCGGATATAAATATGCCAGATCCTCATGTAAATTCATCCCTATTCCTCCTTTATCTATCGCCATTAATTGTGTATCTTCATTCTCCAGTATCTGCTCTAATCTCTGCTTTTGTTCCCTGAAACTAACCTTCTTCCAGCTCTTTACGCCAGTTATCCAAACAATTTCACCTTCTTTAAAAGCTTCTACTATAGCCGTCTCATCTCTGGTTCTTCCTATATCCACTCCATATACATATGCTCTTCTTCCCTTATATTCTTCTCTATTATTCATCAAAGCAAGATATGCCTCACTTCCCGGATCATATATGCAGGGCTCTATTATATTATAGGGGATATAGCTCTCTGCTGTATCTAAGGGTATACATTCATATGCCTGGGCAAATTCTTCCGGGTCAAAAAGCTCTCTCAGCTCTTCTATATTCACCGGAAATCCTTCTTTCACCGCATCATGTATCGTTACACTATATTTACTCCATTTATTGCTTTTATTATCCCATATTTGCCAGAATTTATCAATTCTACTCTTGGGTGTACTCACTATTGATACTCTCCCATTCACCGCTGTTACACTTGGCACCATTGCCCGCCATATCTCTTTATCTCGCATGATAAAGGCAAACTCATCAAAATATACATCCCCATTAAATCCTCTTGCAGTCCGCCAATTCGTACTGCAGACTCTTATATATTTATCTCCTAACTCTATGTAACCTTCTTTATCTTCTTCTGCTATCAATCCTAAATTATCCAGATGCTCCCGTATATAATCCAGGATAATCTCTGCATTTGCCTTTGATGCAGAAACTATCAATTGATTCCTCTCTCGGATTAAAACACCACATATGGCATCCAGAGCCACTGTATAACTATATCCTATTTGTCGGCTTTTTAAGACTATCCGCCATCTACTATCATCACCGATAAAATGTATCTGATAAGGATATAAAGTCTTCTTGATATATGGTGCCATTATTTCTATATATTTATTCATCTTATCCCACTAACATATTTAACGCTGTCTCCGCCGCATCAGGCATTATATCAAAGGGTGAAAAACTTATGTCTGTATCAATCCCAATTACTTCCCGAAAAAATTCATCTAACTGTCCGCCAAATATATTCTGTAATGGCTTTATTCTCGTATTTAAAAATACCTTCAGCTCGCCTACTGCCTCACCTCCTCCACCTAAACTTCCGGGAACCATTATGCTCGCCAATCTCGGTGGCACACCATGACAGCTCACTATTTCCATCATAGCATTATTTTGTAATTCCAAAAATTTACCCTCTTTCTGCTCCCCCTGTAATCTCTCCAGCTGTATCTCTACTCCTTCCGGAACTGGTGCCACACAAAACTTCGCTGCATTTTCTATTCCTCTAAATTTATCCCGGAAAAATCGCCTTAATCCAGATTCAGTTGCAGGCCCTAAATCTCCTCCCTTGATAAATAAAATGCTATCGGGAATAGCATTATTCTGAAAATATGCCACATTGTATCTCGTGATAGTTTGGTATAGTTTAATAGTATCTAATATAGGTAAATAATCAGGTGCTCCCCAGATATTTGAGAGCATACTTGATTCTTTAAAATGCCATATCTGACCCTCTTCAAATTCTACTCTTTGCCCATCTATTTCCTGTATCCATTTTCCATCTTTATTTAGGTTCATTGTCCAGCTCGGAATATAATATATCTCTTTACCTGTCCCTACATCTACTATTTCCCAGAATGCATCTCCAAATATCCTTAAATCTAAGATGGTTTTCTGTAATAGCGTAAATACACTATCTCCTCGCACCATCTCTCTTAATCTTTTATTAACATCTTCTTGCTCTATGCCATCTCCCAGAATACATATACTTTTAACATTAATGCAACTACTATGATATGCATTATTATAATATGCTTCTATTAATTCTGTCACCGGATATGGCTTATTATTACCGCCAACATTATTTACTTTCTGTGAGCTTTGTTTAAATACCCAGACTCCATTCATTTTATCACTTCCAATCTATCTTGATCAATCCCTTTTGATTATTTTCAATTCTTTTGTCCACTCCACTATCTGTAACAAAAACATATTGATGTTCAATTTCTAAATTAAGAATTGCAATTTCTCCTTCTATAAATAAATCATCTAAACTTTCATATCCCAACATTGGCTCAGGAATATTATCCATAAAAATTGTCACTAAGCATGCTCCATCGTTAGTTATATTATCCATCAATACAAGTATATAACTATTATAATATTCTCCCCTACTAATGAATCTATATTGCATATGATTAACATCATATCTCTGTTCTAATTTTATCCAGTGTTTCTTAAATTCACCGCTTTTTTCTTCTAATTCCAGCTTTATATTATTTCTATTATTAATTAATGGAACTTTAATTTCTAACATTGCAAAACTATAGCTTTGGGGATGTTCTTTATCTAATTCAGGCACGATTAAGATAGATTCAATTTGTTCAAGAATTCTAATATTATTAAGTTCTCCTAAAAAACTGAAACTCAGGCTCATTTTCTCACTTCCCACTTCTTTTATCCCATTATCCAGTTCTATCGTCTTATCCGCTTCCACCTTGAAATCTAAATCACTGGTTCGTCCCATATAATGTCCAAATTGAATATAACCTGAATTGTATTCATCAGACAGCCCTATAATATGATAAAATCTCGCCATTTCTCCTCCTTATATAAAAAAAGGGGCTCTCTCGCCCCCTACTAAGTTAACGCTATTTGACTTAGAACCAATAATCCTGATTGATATCGCTTCCCTCCACTTAGCTTTATCATAACCTCTTTACCACTGCCTATCTCCAATCCCGGGTAAAGCTTTACACCCCATAAAGCCAGACCTCTCGTCGGTGAATTACTATCATATATTACGATATCAACATTATTTTGCAATAGATTCGTTCTCAAACCTTCAAATGTATCCATATTAACATCTATTATCTGAATTTCTGCTGTCGCCTTTTCACTGCCTACATAATCCGTTCCATCACCCATTGCCGTTGTTACATCTGCTTCAGTCTTAAAACTTACTTCCTGACTTATCTTGGCTGAACCAAGCAATGTCCAGGATGACATTAATACTGATTTTGCTATTGTGGTTATTTGCGTGCCAGCTATACGGACAAATACTTTGTCATAAAATCTTACCATTGTTTCCTCCCTTTATTCATTTTTCTTATTGCTACTGCTCTTCGCTTTTAGCACTCCGCTCCGATATAATTCTAATCGGAACTCATTAAATCTCGCATCAAATAACTCTTTGATCTGCTGCATTGTCACCGGCTCATATTCCTTAATTTTATCTAAATTCAATCCATCCATTTCCTTCTCTATCTTGGCTATCTGTCTGCTTAAACTCCCCCAGATATATCCCACTAAACTCACTATTAAACCCAGAATAAATACTATTATACTCACCGGTATTGTCATTTTTTTATCACTCTATTTTCTGGCTATATTGCTTCTCTGAAATGCCGCCTCTACAGCTGTCTCTAAGCTACCATATCTCTTCAGCAACATCTCTTTTTCTTTATTATTTAATATTGTATTCGTTCTTTCTACTACAATATTTTTTTTCTCTCTACCTTTCATATCCTTATTCTCTTTCTCTACCCCCGCAATTATCTCTATAATACGCATCAAAACCGGCTCTATAGAACTATCAGCTATCTCCAGCCCCAACTTTTTAAATAATCTACTAATTAGTGGTGCTAAAATTAAAACCAGTATTGGTCCAATTGCTCCCAAAATATCCATTCCAACATTCCTTACTTCGCTTACCATCAATATATTGCTAATCATTATCTTCTCCTCCTTATATGTCCACCCAACCTATCTCTTGGGGCATTTCTGCCCTTAATTGATTGAGTATTTTCTGACCTTCTTCTTCCCATCTTCGGGATAAGGTCACTATTTCATTCACCTCGCTAGGATATATATTACCTTCTCCCCACCCAGTTGTACGATGAATGCTACTACCCTCATTTATTCCCCTGCTTCCTATCACTAACTTACTTATTGCTATCGCACATATGGCATATTCCAATCTCGCATCATCAAGATAATGATTGTAAATTTCCTCTCCTAAATATTGCCTTACATATTTATCGCTTACTTCTAACATTACCTCAATTCGCTCATCAGGTATATCTATCGCCAGACTTTGATATTGTTTCAATTTGCTTACCATCGGATTTTCCATTAGGCTACCTTTCCACTGATTTTACCTAATACAACTCTCGTTCCTGCTGCCACATCCACGCCATATTCCACCTTATCATTAATATAATATCTGGATATCCCTATCAATTGCTCCATTATATTTACCATCTCTTCTCTGCTCTCTCTAAAACTACCATTATATGCTGATAACACCCAGATAGTAAATTCATGCTCTCCAGTGAATAGGCTCCCGCCTCCAATCTGCTGAAGACGGGAGCCATCTATCTCTATCACCACACAGGGATAGCTCACTGGTTTATCTACCAGATTATCCTGTATGCTCACTTCCGGAACAAGCTCTTGCACTTTATCCGCTAAGTAATCATATGCTTCAAATATATCCATTATATTTGTTTAAGTTGATGCAGATTTTGCTAAGATCCTTAAATTGGCTCCTGGATATAGTTTTACATCCAGTCTCGTGCTTAGAACAACCTTCCAACCTCTTGCTTCGGGATAGCGCTGTGCCTCCATATAAACCTCTCTCATTATTGGTATCAAAACATTACTCATATCACCAATAATCGGTCTGTTAGAAGGTAACTGTGTTTGTTCTATTAGTTCTATCCCTCTATACCAGATCTTGCCATCTCGTATCGCTATGGTTTTGTTATTATTCATTACATCATCCCAGATTGCCGTATAATCTGCCGGTGAAATATAGATTGCGGTATTCGGATTAGCTAATATATCATCTGGTGCCCCGGATACAAGTTTTGCCAGCTTCTTCGTTATCGTACTATCCCCCGCTACCCAGGGTAAGGTCAAGCCTGCTGCATCCATTTGCTTCACTATACCATCCAGAATCTTCTGGACAATTATTTGATCCGTTGTCCCGCTGGCTCCCGTATCCCCATTAATCACTAAATATTGTAGATCCTTGGCAAATATCTTAGCCACCATCTCTGCAATTATGCCTCCATCCGTTCCAAGGTCTTCTACATAACTATCCTGTAATACTAATCCTAATACCAGCTCCTTAACTGAATAGCTTACATCCGCTTGGGTTAAATTATTCAGAGATGCCAATGTTTGTCTATCTGAACTCGTTACACCGTATCCTCTTGTCTTGTAACTTGCCATAGCTACAGTAGGAAAAGTGGCTACTGCTTCACTTACCTTAGCCGGGGTAACTCTCCCCAAAATCGGTGTATTTTGTATTACCAGATCAATAAACTTATCCGCTGATCTCGCACTTAATAACCCCGTTGCCTGTTTACTTCCATCTATTAACATTTGTCCTCCTCTAATCTTTCAATTCATTATATTTGAAATTGAATTCCGGAAATGGTTCCTCTGCCTTATCCATTTTGATACTATCACCATTAATTAATAATTGTCTGCTCTTGGGAACTTTCTCTACTCCCTTTTCTATCCTATCTAATCTTTCAGAAAAACCCTTCAACGTCTCTTCCAACTCCTTCAAACTCTTCATCACTACATCCTCTCTATTATCTGTTTTCAGTTCCTCATCACTCTTTTCACACCAGGCTCCCATACTCAATCCCTTGATTTCTCCCTTCTCAATCTTTTCAAAAACATCACTCTTAGGGTCCATTTTAATTACCACTTGCCATGCTCCCTTCGGATCAATATAGCTTTCCACCACTCTTGCCCCTATCGGCTCCTCCTGATGATTTAAATCTACCTGACTGAGATTACCCTTCTCCAAAAATTCATGTGCCGCACGCTGAATCGTATCCGCATCTGTCCAATCTCCATCCGAATCCTTTACATTCGGCTCATATACTGTGCCATATACTAAGCCCTTAGACAACTCACTCTTAAATATCTTCAATTCCTTCTCATCTGTGAACTTGCCCTCCATACTCTTATAGATTATATCTTTCTTATTTGCCGGCTTCTTCACTAATGAGATAAATGCCACCTGCAAGTTCTTTAATCTTGCCATCATTGCCTCCTTCTTCTTTATAGAATTCTATTGTATCTAAACTATATGTAGATTCTCTCGTTATATAGAGTAGTCAAATATTATTATGCATATCTGACATATATGACATATTTGACATATATGCAAAATTAATGACTTGATATCTCTTTAATTGAGCAATAGTTATGAAGATAAATCCCTATTTTTTTATGCCCTCTACTTTGCCCCCTTTTTTTCTATTCTATTTTTGCCCCCCTTGTAATCTATATTTTTTTTATTTTACCTCTCCATTCTTATATTCTTTAATTGCTGCATTGCCTTCTTTTAAATATTCCCTTATCTCATTAAATTCATCCTTATCAAAATAATATGTTTTTGCTTCAGTTTTTATATAGCCTCGCATATTCATTAATCCTATGTTCTTGGCTCCTATTGAAAGCTCTCCTCGGCTATATTCAAATCCATAATCTTTCCCTTCGTTATTTATTCTATGCATATCCAGTAATGATATTATATTGCTTATATCCCCCTTCTTAAATCTTATCTCATCATAATATTCTACCCTTTCATCAGCCAATTCTGTTTCATATATCTCTATTAACAATTTTATGCTATGCCTTTCAATAATGCTGCTATTATCAGTTTCGTTAATAATCCAAAAATCTATATTTTCTATATTATCCCCTCTTATTGAACCTAAATAACTTATATATTCTATTTGTTTTAAAGATATACCCTTTATCCTGCTGACCAGGGGATTCCATAATACTAGGATTATTATTATGATTATTATCCCAATGATAATCTTAGTTATATTCTTCATCTTTAGTCTCCTTTATTTGCCTGATTAATAGTATTACCCTGCCTAATACGTTCCCATCATTATACACCTCTGGCTTGCCTCCACCTAATTCCATTAGCCATTTCTTATCTTCTGCCTCAAATATTCGTCTTAAATCAACTCTCTTATCTTTTTTAATTATCCCTATTTCTCCCTCCCATTTAGCCAGGCTCTTTTCTTTCGTTATTATCAATACATCTCCTTTTTCTATCCAGGGCTTCCATCTGCTACTATCTATATGATATCCCTCATAAGGACCTGATTCTTTTAATAATGCCCGGTCTATATTAATAAAATCATTATTATCTTTTAATATATCTTCTCTATTTATCCTGAATATTGGTATCTTTATTATCTCCTCTATATCGCCCCTGCTATTTTCCTCCTTAAACATAGAACCCTCTCCTAACAATAACCAGTTCAAATTTATATTATGAACTTCGGATATCCTGATTAAGGATTCTAAAGATGGATTTACATTTGGTTTTTTTAACCAATCAGATATAGTCGGACCAGATATATTTATAGATTCCCCAAATTGATATTGTTTCATATTCAATATCTTCATTATTTCCCTAAGTCTTTCTTTGACATTCATTTAATATATCAACTTAAAATAAATTTAGAATATCCTAAGATTTTCCTTGACATATTAGAACATTCTATTATTTTGTATCATATACTTAATCATATCCTAAAAAGGAGTTGATATGTCAATAAATAATTTCTTTGATGCATATCTAAACTGGCTATATGGCAATATTGCTCGATGTCCTATTAAAATCTATAATTATATATTCAGGAGGCAAAAATGAAATCTCCCAAAAATCTCTTTAAGAAATTTATCCAGTGGGCTGATTCCACTGATGGTGAAACTTATATTTCAATTTTCATTATTATTATTGCCATCTTTGCAATCTGGTATCTTAGCTGGTTGGCTTATTTCAAGGGTATCTGGTAATAAGGTCCTACTTTGCATTATGAAACAATATTATCAAGTTTCAAGCCCATTATGGCTTTCTCAAAAATTAAAGGATGATTATGATGAATGAAGATTTCGTCCAGATGACTACTCCTGAACTACAAAAATTATGGAATATTAGTATTCAAGCATGCCACCAAAAGGCAAAAAGATTAGGATTTAAAAAAACCAAAAAAGAAAAACCTGAAGGTGGTTATATATCTGTTTTCTTCATACCCAAAGTATATTTGGATAAATATGACACTTCAACCACTTCAACCACTTCAACCACTTCAACCACTTCAACCACTTCAACCACTTCAACCACTTCAACCACTTCAACCTCTGAACCCACTGAACCCACTGAACCCATTCCCGTCCCTCCTATATCATCTAATTTTACTCCTACACCTCGTGCCGAACTCATTGCTCTTCGTCGTGCACAGATATGTCAGGATGTTCTACAACTCCGTAATTATAATAAATCCTCTCTATCTACTGCTATAAATAATTTCCTGGAACTTTATAATACAGGGAAATATAATGATGTTATCTTTTCAACTTTTGGTAAACTTTCCCCAGTTACTATCCGACGCTGGTTCAATCAATGGTATCCAACTAAAGATTATCACGCATTAATCCCGAAGTGGAGAAGCGGAAATGGGAAGAAAAAAATTAAAGTCAATGAGGAAGATTTCAATTGGATAATTGGTCTCCTCCATTCTGATGGTAAACCTACCGTTTCTGCCGCCATCCGGCTCTGGCATACTAAACTACGCCTGGAAAATCGTCCTCAACCTGTATCCGATAGAACGATGGAAAGAGCCATCCAGGCTTTCGCTAAAAAACATTCAACTCGTTGGGTATATATGCGCCATGGGGCAAAATACTTCCGAGATCATTATCTCCCCTCCATATTGATAGATGGTTCTTCTATTAATCCCGGTGACCTCTGGTATGCTGATGGATGTGTGTGTAACTTCCAGGTATACAATCCCTATACAAATTCCATCTGTCGTCCCACATTCGTCCCCTTCCTTGATTATGCCTCTCGTATGATTACGGGTTTTGATCTGGATTTCTCGGAAAATCGCTATGTCATAGCCTCTGCCTATCGTAATGCTATATGTCTCTGGGGTTTTGTACCTAAATATATCAAATGGGATAATGGTCGTGCCTTTAAATCACTTAAAAAATCTAAATCTCAGTCCGAGCTTCTGGAACAGGACGAAATCGCTGAAATTACGGGAAATATCTATGCCACTGGTGTATTGGAAATCCTGGACTCTCTTCCCTATAATCCCACCGCCAAAGCCCCAATAGAACGCTTCTTCAGAACCTTTGATAATAACTTAGAAAGATTTCTACCAAATTATCTAGGGAATTCTCCCACCGATAAACCTGCTTCCCTGCTTCGTAATGAAAAGCATCTTCAAAAAATTAACGCTAAAATTAAAGGAAATACACCTCTTACTCTAAATGAAGCTAAAATTATTATCAATTGGTGGATTTTAAATGTCTATGCTCAAGAACCCCATGCTGGATTGGATAATCATACTCCCTGGGAAATCTGGTCCGAAGCTGTAAAAAATATACCTCCGGAAAGACGCCGAAATCCAGATGATTTATGGTTTTTGATGCTATCTACTGAAATAAAAAAATTAGATCGTAATGGGGTTAAAATCCGTGGTATCTGGTATTACGACGATGCTCTGATTGATTACATAGGTCAGAAAGTTTTCGTCCGCTATGATCAGATGGATGATAGATATATTTTTGTTTTTGATAGCAATAAAAACCCTATCTGTAGAGCATTGCCTCGCTATGAACACGATCCTCTCGTTACTGTTCGTGGTTCGCAAGAAGATAAACTCCGGTTGGTAAATGATTTGAAACAACGAAAAAAACTGGAAAAAAAGATTAAACAGGAATCAGATAAATTATTGGATATGACAAATTCTCGTCCCTTCCTTCAGGATTCTATAGAGGCTCTTGCCGACCAATCTATTCTCCTCTCCAATGTCTCCTCTCATATTCCCAATTTACCTGATTTCTCACCTTCTATCCCTGATTCCAATGAATCTAATGATAATCAATCTACCAATGAAGTCATACCTAAAGACTTTCTAGATGCCCTCGGTATTACTAAATAACCGCTAAGGAGTATAAATATATGAAATCGCATATCCTCGTTCCCACACAAAATGTGAAAAAAGGTCTGGACTGCCTATCTTATGTCCTAAATCGTCCTGTAGCTAATCAAGTAGGTCTCGCAATGATTTATGGCAAACCAGGTCTTGGAAAAACGCAATTTTCTATTCGGTACGCTATAGACCATAATTGCGTTTACCTTTCTGCTCTTAAAGCTTATTCTCCTAAATCTTTCACGCAAGAATTACTTAGAGCTCTGTTAAATCTTTATGAGCCCGATAATGCCGAACCTATTATCGGTTCCAGAGCAAAATTGTTCCGTGAAATCCTGGATCTCATAAATAATAATTCTAATGCCAATTCTGCTCCTATTATCTTTATAGATGAAGTTGATAACATTATTCACTATCCTCATGAAGAAATAGTTGGTATGATCCGTGATATCGCCGATAATACTATTGCTACCATAATTTTGGTAGGGATGCAAAATCTCCGAGAAAAAATACTCAAACTCAATACTCATTATTATAATCGTTTCATCTATTTTGCTGAATTTAAACCACTTACTAATCAAGATTGCCTTATTATGTGTAAATCCCTCGCCGATATAAATATAGCAGATGATTTAGCTCTCTTCACTAATCAAAAAGACCAGGCTGCCGGAGATGCCAGAAAAATAATAAAATCTATCCGACTATATGAAGAAATAGCCCAGAAACTTAATATCAATTCTCTTGATCTTAAGACATATCACAAGGTGATTAAATGAAAAAATCAAGATCAATAATCTCAAACTTCATCCGTGTAATGCAATCATCATCTTCAAATCTCTTCAATCTTGATGATTTCACTGCTAGCACTGGACTGGAAACCAAAAAAGCAAAATCTATTCTTAGAAAAGCTGAAAAAGAGAATAAAATCGTTACTCTCTCACCAGATTTCTTTCTGCTTAAACCACCCCAAAAAGCAAAATCACATAAAAAAGCATATGATTGGCATCCAAACAAATATAAACTTCAAGTTCTTCTAAATGCTATCCCTGATGATAAATCTTGGATTCAATCCAGTTTGTTATATGATAAAGTTAAAAATATCTTCTCTCTCACTACATTCAGTCGATATCTACGATATCTCATCCATCTCCACTATGTAGAAGCAAAGATATATAAATATAACAAATACACAGGACGATATTATTTCTATCGCAAAATAAAACCTATATTTAATCCAAACCATCTTAAATCATGGTATGAAACTATTAAAGGAGGAATAAAATGAAATTATCCAAAAATCTTGATGACTCCGAAATCCGATGCAAATGTGGATGTGGTTTGAACAAAATATCCGATCTCACTGTCCAAAAATTCCAAAATGCCAGGGATTTCGCTGGATTTCCATTCATTGTCACCTCTGGATGTCGATGCCCAAAATATAATAAGAAAATTGGAGGAGTCGCTAATTCCGCTCATACCCCTAATGCTAAAGGGATATGTCAGGCTATTGATATCGCTTTTAAAGATTCCACTAAATGTTTTTTCATTGTGAAAGGTCTAATTCTCGCAGGAGTAAAACGAATCGGTATCAATTTTGATAAACACTTCATCCATTTTGATACCGATACTACTAAACCCCAAAATGTGCTGTTCAAATATTGAGGTTATTATGCTTTTCCTGATTCTCTATGCAATTATAATTACAGCCGTTCTACTAATAACTATAGCTTACTTTGATAAACGCATCCAATCGCTTAATCAGATCATCAATAACCTCTCTCCCAATGATGATTTAAATAAAAATAAATTAAAAAAGGATTGATTATGCCTAAAGCCGCTTTCCAGAATGACCAACAACGCTATCTTTGGTCTCTCGTTCGCCAGGCTGGTTGGGATAAAGCCGTCCCTGATCATTCGCATTCAAGATTTGATGCCTATCTCCTTAAAACCTTCAATGTTACTCATCTTAATGCTCTGAATGAAAAACAGCTCCGTCAGAGTATCGCTACTCTAAAACCATATGCCGCCAAAGCCCGTCATGAAGCTAAAAAGAAATTACATAAGAATATAATGGCATACATCGCTAAACATGGTCAGGATATTAATTGGTTACATTATAATATGGAACTATGGGGCTTTGGAGATTCCCTTCGTGAATGTTCCTATAATGATTGTAAAACTATATATGCCCTCGTCAAAAAAGCCCTGGGCTAATAATAAGGAGGATAAAATGAACCCTAAAACAACCACTAAATCAAACCCTAAAACAAATCAATTTGTGCCCATTGAACTCAAAGATTGGAAAGATGTTAACAATCAACTAAAAATTCTCGCCGATCTTACTGTTCAGAAAAGAGAACTGGAGAATAAAAAAACTGACCTTATCCGTGAAATTACCCTAAAATATGACAATGAAGCCGCTCCCATAATCTCTGAAATGAAGAGCATCCAGAAATCTATTGAAGCATTTACCCTGGAACATAAAGAGGAATTTGTTAAATCTCGCACTAAAGATCTATCCCATGGAACTATCTCTTTAAGGGTCTCTACTTCTATTAAAGTCATCTCAAAATCTATCTGCCTACGTGCTCTCCATGCTATGGGAATGGATGACTTCATAATAAAAAAAGAAGAACCTAATAAGGATATGCTGAGAACTCTTGATGATATTACACTCGCTAAAGTCGCTTGTGAGAAAAAAGTCGTAGATAATATTTCTATTGAACCTAAAATCGAAGAAATTAAATCTCCTGCTATTACTGATTCTAATAATTCTACCAAAAAAATAGAAGGAAAATAAAATGAATATCTATCTCGTCATATCATTATTAATCCCCATAGCCTTAATTTTCTGGGTAATTATCTTGAATTATCACTTATCCCGCAAATTACGCTCTCTCAAATCACAAATATCAAACCTCTTCCTGGCACAAAAAAACTCCTTCTCCACTTTTATAGAAGGATTTGATACACGACTTGTAGATTTAATTACACGAATAGCTAGAATTTCTGAAGAATTATATAGCTTCAATGAATGTCTGCTATCTATACAGGATAACTTATTAAATGAACTTGATACTAGGTCTGATATGTGTCAGAAATCCATTTTAAGTGCTTTAGATATAATTAATTCCAATATAGACCAAATTTCCAACCCAATCCAGGAACTCGCTAAAGCTAAAACCAATACCATTATAAAAAAAGGTGAATCTAATCGGTCTTTATACCGCCGAATTGAAATCCTCAATAAAAATAACTCAAATTTACAATCTGCCCTGGAACTTACTTCTAAGGAACTGAATAGTACTAAATTGGAATTGGATGAACTTAAATCTCTTTCTCAATCATATATCAAATCCCTATATCATGAAATTGATTTTATCCGGGATTGGATGGATAAAAATGGTCTTCCTTTGATCTCTCTTGATAAGGAACTGAATTTACAATTCCGTAATAATATTCCCTCACGAGAACTGCGCAAAATCCTTAATCAAAAAAATCTTAAGGAGTATATTAATGCCTAAAAAATGGGGGCTATGCCCCCTTTCTTTTCATCAAAAGCTATTATTGCAATATCTTTTTATGTTCAATGCAAACTATTATAAATTGCATTATTACCATTTCCTGAGGATTATCTATGAAATGTAAAAATTGTGGCTCTCAATTGCGTGTTATCCGCACCATAACTCTTGATGACCTTATAATTCGGTATCGTAAATGTCCAAAATGCGATAAGGAATTCATAACCGAAGAAAAATTAAATAAATCCAATGAAAAAAAATAATATCTTCCTTCTTCGAAAAATCGCTAAATCACGATCTTCTATGCTTACTAATCTTATCCGTCAATATGCTTCCGGTAAAATCTCTGAATCCGCACTCTCTTCTGCTTTAAATTCGCTTTATAATCGTTCTGATTCTTCTCGTTCCTCAATTATCCCTAAAAATATGGTAACTTCTCCAGATCCTTTATACCAACAAATTTATAATCTTATTACTAAAACCTTTCCTCATAGAGAAGAAATTCGTCCCGATCAAATTGAATCATACATTAATACAGTTTCCGCCAGGGCTGTTACTACTGAAAGACTCTCTTCTTATTCCAATCGTGGTGTACAACTTGTGCAAGTTGATGCTGTGATTGATGAAGTTACTACCGATATCTGCCGCTCTATGCATGGTCGTATCTTTGAAATCGGTAACGCTTCTAGCAAAATCAATTCCCAGGATTCTCTTGTTATGTCTCAGAATTTCTGGGAGGAAAATCAATATTTTTATCAGACTCCTACATCTTCTATAGATGCCTGGTTACCTCCTTATCATTATAATTGTAGAACTCGTATTATCCCCTATATTGAACCATCCGAACCCTATGATGCTGCTATGGACCGTTATCATAATCTCATTCAGCTCCGAGAAAAAGATATTGATGCAGTAGTGAATGCTGCCCTGACTATGGAATTTAAAAATAGAGAAAAACTGCAGGAACATTTTATCAAACACAAAAACGAAATGGAAGTAAATTCTATATCTGAATATAAAAATCTTCTGGTTAATTTGCTTAATAGTCCATTAAAAAATATAGGATTGGTTACTAGTGCAAGAGATAAAACTGAAACGCTATACATTTGGGATTCAAAAATCCGAAAGCTTAATAATCAAGAATATTATGATTTAGCCATATTCTCGCTTAATAAAAATTATATAAAGTCTTTTTATCCAAAAAAAATAGATGAAATAATGCTTAATTTTGATACCAATATACATAAAAAGGTAATGCAAATTACACCAAACAAAGTAGCAAAAGGAGATAATAAAATGGTTACTGAATATGATGTGCATTGTTATGAATTTATCCTGGATTATTTGAAAGAAAATGATCCTGCTGATGAAATGGAAATTATATCCCGCCTATCCTATGAAAAACAATGGGAAAATATACCTGATGATTTGAAACAACGCATCCTCGCTGTAGATAAGATTATCCTGGATAAATATGCCGATAAATTCTCTTATCCTCTCTACAAAACCTTCATTGATACTCTGAAAAAACATCAATAAGAGAATTATTATGATGCTATATATACTCCGTGGTTCAAATATGCTCTTTCAAACCGAAGAAATTATCAATTTTAATATTGATGGTGTCTCTCTCTCAAGTATTGATTACTGGTCTCAAGAAGCTCGTAAAGCCACAATTACTACTTTTTATACCAAAGAACTAAAAAATATCCTGGAAGGTACAGACCGTAATATCATCTTAGGTTTTCATGCTCTTGAGTTTCATATATCTCATAATAATAAAACTCTTTTTATCGGTGTTCTCCCTATCGGCTCTTTCACTATTGAATATATTACTCCTTCCTCTCAAACTATTGAATTCAATCTTATTGATTTTCTCGGTCTATTATTACAGCTAGCAGATAACCATACTTTTCATCTGGGTCATCTTACTCATCCTGTGAATATTATCCCACAAATTATAGCCTCTTGCTTTATGAATAACCAAAACAATGATAATTCCAATCCTCCTCTCGTTCGTCAACTCCGTGCTGCTCTACCTGCTCTAAGCTGGACTAATGCTGCCACATCCTATAATCAAGGTATCTGGCTGCCATTTAGTGTTTCTAATTATGTTATTTATGATTATCATAATGATTATATTAACGCTAATCATAATATTCCTCTAGTCAAGAACGATATAATATTCGGTCTTTATGTCTTAAATGATTCTTATTATATTTATTTCAGCCAACATTTAAGATTTTATCAATTTCGTCCTCTCCAATATTATGAATATTTCCGTTATCGGATTTATGAAATAGATATGAATAATATTACTCTAATTGACCAGGAAGACCTTTATAGTGATGATATTAATAATCCCATATCAATTCCCCTTCCTCCATCTGATCTCGCTAATTATATTTATGGTATTGGAAATTATGCTATTCAAAATAATAAAATTATTTATTCAGGACCTTTTCTTCTGGATAATATCCAAACAAATGAGGATGATTATAACGCCTCTGAACTTCTCTCCGAATTCCTCTTATTATCACACGCCGTCCTCCTTAATCTCAATGGCTCCTTCAAAATTATAAATCGTATTGATCCAACACATCCTCAGCTAATTATATCAGACCCCATCTCTGCTTCCTTTAATGAATCTGAACCATCCGACCAACCAGATATTAATTCTGCAGCTCTTTCTAATACATCTATATCAGATTCTGTTAATCGCTATTATAAAAATTTTCTCTCTAATAATGGTCTCAATCAGATAGCCGAAATTGTCATTATTGATAACCAGCTATCTTCCCTTTATTCTCCGGATAATCTCCCTATTCCTTCCAATCCATATGAACTAATTAATTTCATTTTTATCTTTGATAATCACTATATCTATCCCAAACAAATTGATTATGACCTTGCTTCCGGCAAAATTACTATTACCGGATGGGCTGGTCCTTTCATTCAAAACCCTATTTAATGTACCCTATATTATTCTCGCTTATCCATTATTTTTTATTATAATATTAAAAGGAGGTTTTATGTCCGACTTAATACATTCTATTGTAGATACTCAGCTTATTAATCTCGCTAATAAAATTGAAAGTATCGCAGTCAAAATCATTGATCGGGATAATATCATTGCTTGGGGCCGACTTCGCCGTGCTGTTAAAACTAATTATATCCCTTCTAATTTCGAAATTGATGTCTTTATTGATGAATCTATTGCACCTTATGGACAATATGTCCACGAAGGTCGTAAACCAGCTATGCCTCCTGTAGGTCCTATTGAAGAATGGGCTCGTAAAAAACGCCTCCTTTCCTCCTCTACTAAATTACCCATCCGGACTTCGTCTCAAACTAAATTATCTTCAAAACAACAAATCCTCGCTAATCAATACCATAACCTTGCATGGTCTATCGCTATGAAAATGAAAACTCACGAACTCAAACCTCGTCGTTTCCTCCTTGATGCTATAATCACTGCTCTTAAAGAACATAATAATCTCCTCTAATCTTTATTATTAGACCAATTAATACTATAAAAACTTAGTGAAAAGAACATAAAAATCTTTTTTTTTCTTTAATAGAGATAAATCCAAATTAATCATAGCTCATAAAATACATAATAATCTCATCTTATTTTTACTATACAATAAGATCAATATTAAATCCTTATACCTTTCCACTTTACTTTTTTATTACCTTATTATTAAATTATTTTATCAAACCTCTTGTCTTTTCGTCAGGAGTTTTGATATTTTATTATAATTAAACCCACATTATCATCTTTTATTTTATCAAACCTCTTGTCTTTTTTATCAAACCTCTTGTCGTAAAAACTCCAAAAATCCATTTTTTATCAACCATCACTTTTTCTATTATCTATTTTTATATCATACACTTATATTATTTATCATTTTATCAAACCTCTTGTCCTTTCATACTGGTGAGCATACTGGTATAAACCATCACTGAAAACTTCAAATTGCGATAACTTGGAAAAGTGTTGCTATCGCATTATCATCAAGTATGATATGCGAGGAGCATCACAACTGAGTTGGACTTGGACACTCCAGATATTTAGGAACTTTTTA